TGACTTCCTTTCCAGGATACAAGATAAATATAATCTATTTAATTTGGTAACAGTAATCAATACAAGATATAAGAGATGTAATATGGAAAGAATTTTTGCATTATTATGTTGTGCAGAAGACCAAACAATATTACAAAACCCTTCACTATTGGGTATTATCCATAATTATTTGCCTTTCTATGAATTTTTCTTTGAGAACTATATTATGTATAAAAATCAAATACGGCATTTACCATTAATTAAAGTATGGGCCATGAGATAGAAATGAGATAGAAATGAGATAGAAATGAGATAGATAGAACCAAAAAACTAATATAAAAAATATAGTGTTTTTTATATTATATGCAATCATATTCTCAAGTTGATAGTAAAGAGGAGCCATTAGATTTAAAATTAGATAAGATTATCAACAAACAAGGAGGGTTTTATATAGAGTTAGGCGCAAACAATGGATTAGACCAAAGCAATACCGCATTTTTTGAATTTAATAGAGGATGGACTGGTTTATTAATAGAACCATCTTATGAGAAATTTCAAGAATGCAAAGACAATAGAAAAAATAGTATTGTAAGAAACTATGCATGTGTTTCGCCAGATTATAAAGAAGATACTATTCGTGGTGATTTTAACGGGTCATTAATGGCATCAGTTGATGGAAAGAGATTAAATAATAACAATATGGTTGAAGTAAAAGCAATAACATTAGAGAAATTATTAGACTCAGTTGTTGATAAACCCAACCAAATAGATTTATTATCATTGGATACAGAGGGATACGAATTAAATATTTTATTAGGATTAAATTTAGATAAGTATAGACCTAAGTATATGTTGATAGAGATATACAATAATGACTTTGAAAAAATATTATTGTTTTTAACAAACAACTGTTATAAATTGCATTCTAATTTTTCAAACTATAACTTTATTGATAATCCACACTGGGATGGAACGCATAACGATTATTTATTTATTGATATTTTGTAATTTATTAGTGATTTCATTTTTAAGATATGACGCATTCATATATTTTTGTACTATTTCATTTTGTTTATTAAGACAAAAATCATATAACCCAGGGGTAGATTCCATCCTAACTAGTTTACTATATAGGTCATTCTCATCATCAAAATATGTCTCTTCACAAAAATCATCATTAAAATTCCATTTCATAGGCGAACGCTGAGCAAGTCGTAAAGAACCAGATGATAATATCTCAAAGGTGCGAATATTTGGGTCACCACAACCAAGTAAATCTAATGAATATTTTGATGTTGCCATTTCATTCATAAACTGTTTATGAGGTAAATTACCAGTAAAATAAATATCTACTTTTGAATTTATCTTACTCATTATTTCTTTACGGTTACGGAATTGACCATAAAGAAAATCTTCATGATTAAATAGACTTCCTGAGAAAAAAACGCGTGGTATTTTTGCATTAATCGCAATTCTCAAAAACAAAGGGTCAATAACAAAATCTGTTATACAGTTACCACCAAAAATAATATACGGAAAAGGAAATACGTTAGATGGATATATCTTATTTTTATTATAATTCCTTTTAAAAAACACAATGTTATCAGTAAAATCAGTGCTAATGTTATGACCAATACTCAACACTAGTGTGGGGTCATAATCATAATCAAAATTATCAAAAAAACATACGGTAATAAAACGATGTGTTTTTATTAATTCTAATAATTGAACTAAGAAATTATGAAACCCTTCATGAATATCATGAGGTTTATTATTATATGATTTAATAGCACCAAATGTTGGTGTAACAATAAACAATGTATCGTATTTTTTAAATACATCCATGGAGGCAATGGGATTATCTACGATTGCATATTTATTATATATATCATTCTTATTGTTTTCTTTCTCAATATTAAAATAGTCTGCTTCAGGAAAAAGTACCTTTAAACCAACATCATGATTAAAATAGTCTATTATCGCAATTCGCATTATAAAAATAAATATACGGTTATTTTTATATATATATTATGTTTGAAATATTCTTTCATTAATAAAAGGTAAATATAATTGAGGGTCTATATGCATATTACTTTGAAATAGAGTAAATAATGTAGATGGATCATTGAATTGAGAATTAATGGTATCTTCAATAGAATTATTAACAAGATGTTCTTTAATCCATATAAAATGATTCGCCAATCGTTTCTCTTTATCAACGTGGAAATAGTCATTAAAATTATAGTTCTTTAAAATATAACAATAATAAAGCCAAAATTCATTGCAGCCGTTACAAATTAATTCAGGAATATTATTATTTGTAGCACACAATTCCCTCACAAAACGGGTAGTGCATAACTGTGGAGTAACATTTATTATATCATCGGATACCTTATCATAATCTAACCCGAAGTATTTGCAAGATTGTAGCAACCAATCATTTGTATGCTTATGCGTAATATTTACAATAGGTTTTCCATCCACAAATAAATCCGCACATCCTATTTTCTTTGTTAGATAACAATCAGCATCTAAAATAATATAGTGTTCAGTATTAATATATTTTGAGATATACAATTTTAATACCTGTTGCATGTGCCAACCAGTAAATCTAATTCTATTTTGATAAATATCCGTTTCATTTACAACTTGAATAATGTTTCCGTACCTTCCAAATATATTTTGAAAATATTCAACATCATTTGGATTAGTTATAATATAAAACTTTTCAATATCATTGTTATTGAATAGTGTAAATACAGAATAAACGCATGTTTGTGCAAGAAGAGAATCTTTCCGAATAATAGGTAAAACAAAAGAAATCTTATTCATTGACATTATAATTGTGTAAATATTATATTGGTTTTTGAATAAATAAAAAATTGATTATTAGTTATTTAAGTTAATAACTAATAACAAACTTATCAACAATGTCGTCAATATGTATTCCACGGGTTGAATCAACCATAAGTAAGGAATATATTTATAAAACGCTTATGAATCTTCAGATTGGTAATATAGAAAGGATTATTGAGATACCCTTGCGAAATGACCCGACACACAAACGTATTATCATTAAAGTGAACTGGAACAAAAATTCTAGCTCATTAAATATGCAAAAGATACTAAGAACACTTGGTTCTGTAAAGTTAGTTTATGATATGCCTTGGTATTGGAAGATAGTTACTACTCATCCACAGATATAAAATTATAAAGATGAGGGTTTCACTATTCATCCGCAAATATAAAACGAAAATACTTATCAATAACTGGATTTATCTCATCATATTTGGTTTTTTTATGTCCATTACAAAAAAGGTATAAGATATTCCATAAACTCTTTCTCATTTCAGCATTTTTAATCTCTTTTGTAAAGATATTATCTATATGTGAATATGCGCATAAGAATTCAAATATTTCGTTCTTTAATTTATTTTTAACTTCATGTAGTAAAGTTAGTCTAGATGCATATTTATCATCTTCAATATCCTTATCAAGTTGTTGTTTAAATAAAATATAACGAATCTCATTTTTAACATCCTTGAACTTAATGATAATATTCTTTTTAATGATTTCTACTTTCTTAATGAAAGAAAAAATATTAATATGACAGATAATAGGAAAAAGTTTTTTAACATCTTCGGGAATTAATGTATTAGTTGATTCTTTAATTTCACCTATCTTTCTTTCAATCTCTTTTATTTTATTAAGAACAAGAGTAGCTTTTTCTTTATGACTTTCAATAAACATTAATTTATTATTAGTCATTTCCAAAGCGGTTTCTAGTTTATCATATTGTTTCACATTATGTAAATAATTTTCTATATACGATTCTAGTTTTAGATAGCTTATTAAAGATATACAAAGCATAATAACTGCATTCAACCCAGAAATAAATCCAGTACTCCAATGATAACATTCAACAAATGGAGCAACAATAGTAATAGCAGCACTAATAAAAAGACATGGAAACATTAAAAGATTTAGTTTTCTTTGTGTGAAATGTTTAGATTGTATATAAAGGTTTTTTTGACCACGGATGTATGTTGTTAAAATATCCACCTCACTAGATATCTTATTATCAATACTGAAATCATAATATTTATTAATCATTTTTTCAACATCTCTATAGGATAGTTTCTTATAGCCATGGTTAGATACAACTACGTCATCATCATCAGTGTCATAATTATTACTATCAGAATCACTGCTATTATTACTATTGTTACAACTATCAAAATTAGAAATAGTAATAGGACTATTACTGCGTCTATTTTGATTATAAATTGATGAGTTAGTATTTGTTAGATGCATATCTCTAATTTTTTCTAGGTCCTGTTGAATTTTAGTATTAAAATGATTTTCAGTATAGTCTATTAAATTTGTTTCTTCCTGCACATTTTCAATAGCAATATTGTTCTCTATACTTAAATGTATTTCATCAGATTGGTTTTGTGAAGTTGTTGTGTTAGAAGATGAAGTTTCTATTTGTTCATCATCAGAAATCATATAAAATAATATATATAGTTTATATATATAATAATGAGTACAGAAAATTTAATTGAAAGCATATTTGAAAAAGTTGTTGAAGAGAAGAGAAACAACACTCCCAATTCTAGTAACGAAACTATTGATTTGTTGACAAACACAATAGATGAAAATGATATTGAACTTTCAACCGTAGAAGATAATAAAGATGTAGTAAAACCTGTTATTGACCCTATTGTTAATGTTGAAAACGCAGTAGCTGAATCAGAAGAAATGATTAGAGAAGAGCCAGTAAAAGAAACGGTTGCAGAAGAAGTTAAGGTAGAGAAAAAATCAAAATACATAATTTTATGTGCATCATTAAGTAAATTAATCTGTTGTAAATAAAGAATTAATTATGAGGGATAATAGACTCTCTCATAATTAAAAATAGGTCATTCTTTTACCCATTCTTTTACCCATTCTTTTACCCTTCAAAAAATTGAAAATTATATTATTTGAGAAAGAATTCGTATAGAAATGACAACAATATTGACCGCCGAAAAAGCGCACAAACAATTGGTTACGGATTATAAAAAAGAGTTCCGTAACTTTCTTCTTACATCTAGATTTAATAACAGCACATGGTCGGAAAATACAGAATTCCGAAATAAAAATAAAAACTTTAATTGTATTTATTGCTCGCCAGACCCAATATCGCAAAATATACCAATAGATTCTGTATTGTTTATTCTAGAGATGAATAATGATACGAACAAAATCATGGGAGTTGGAATGGTAAGAAATCACCCAGTATTAAATAAATATTTTGTATATGAGAACGGTAATTATAATAGATATGTTTATGCAGGTAAAAACCGAATTGATAGATCAAATATGTCAGAAGAAGAAGAAAAAGTAATGATGATATTTGATATCCTATGTTTTAAAGGG